CAACGCTGTCTGGAGAGTGTGCATATTCTTCACCCACTTCTCTTGTGGCCTTAAAGATAACGTCTTTCTCATCAAGAGCAAGGACATACCTTGGCTCAATGATCAATTCAGAGTCTAGATACACTTTAACTCCTGACTCGTTAAGTCCATACTTGTGAAATATAACTGTATATTGGAATAATTGCTTCATGTTAAATCATATTTTTCTTTTAAATACTCACGTCTTTTGTTCACTTCTTCATAACGATAGATGTCATTCTCTACATTTGTATGCTCGTCTAGCGTCATAAGAATAATGTTCTCTTCATCAAGAGCTGCCTGCTTATACTTTTCCTTTGGAAGAATGTGATGAAAGAATATTGACAAAGGTTCTGTCCCTAGTCTTTCTCCACTAATCTCAGACTTGTGTGGTCTTTTCTTCCATATCCCTAAAAACATCTCACGCATAGAGGATTTCTCCTCTATGATGAGCTTCGTTGAATAGTTAGTTGTTATTCTTGCTAACATTGGCTTTCTTGGCTTGTGTTTAAAGCAATATTCTCCCTCACAGGATGCACCACATGTTTTACACTTTGGTTTAGGCATTTTTATAGTCCATCATCTTCTGGTGTAGGTTCTATGTTCTTGATTCGATTAATAATTGTTTGTTTGATATCTTCTTCTAGCTCTGGGTTATCTTCTAGAAGCTTTTGGAATCCATCGTATTGATACTTCTCTTCTTTGTATGTCACTGTAGAACCATACTTCCTAAGAACACCATACTCACTACCAAGCTCCATGAGCTCTGCAAACTTATCAATACCTTGACCATAGACAATATCAAAACTAGTTAGTCGATATGGAGGAGACATCTTGTTCTTTACAGCCTTCACCTTAGTGATGTTACCATAAGTTACATCTCCCTCCTTTGCCAAAGATCTGCTTACTTCTATTCTACAATCTGAATAGAACTTCAATGCATGACCACCTTGAGTTGTTGTAGGGTTACCAAACATAACACCAATCTTCTCACGATACTGACTGATTACAATCACACATACGTTGTGTGTAGATAGTGCAGTCTTTAGCTTTGGATAGGCATTACTGTTGAGCACAGCCTTCTTACCAATAGAACTATCGCCCACATCACCATCTAGCACCTTCTTTGGAATTAATGAACTATCGCTGTCGATGATTACAAGATCTATCTCTCCAGTGTTGATTAGGTCCATAGCAATCTGAAAACCTTCTTCGCCACAGCTTGGTTGAGCAATCAACATCTCATCAGTATTTACACCTAGAGCTTCGAAATAAATCTTATCAACAGCATGTTCGCCATCTATATACAACACTCTACCACCTTTTGCTTGACACTCTGCTACAGTGTGACCACAGATCGTTGACTTACCTGTACCCTCCCATCCCATTAGTTCATAGAGTTTCCCTTTAACGAAACCTCCTACACCCAGTGTGATGTGATCAAACCCAACAGAACCTGTGCTGATCAGCTCGTAGTTGTTTTGGTTCTTAGAATTCAGTGTAAGTACGCTACCTACACCATACGCTTTGTTCAGCTTGTCCAGAGCTGCTTGGAACTTGCTTTGTTCCTCTACATTTTCTTTTTTCTTTGCCATTATTGAATTGAATTTAGATATAACGAATTTAATTAATTTTTTTAACATTTTCAATTAAAAAACCCCACAACACATGTCATGGGGCTTTTTTGATAAACAAAAACACACTAACTAATCAAATTTCCAGGGATAAGAATGTAGTCTATAGCTCTCTATATTCCCATACTTTGCTCTGTATGGCTCACTAATTTTTACAGGTTCTAAAAGCTCAATTGGTGTATATACACTTGTTCCAGGAAATGATCCACATGTAACTGTTACACTTTTACCACTTTCAATCGCAGCTTTGACAATGAAGTCTCTAATATCAATGTTTCCTCTAAAATCTTTTTTACAATGAACTTTGATTGTTTCCATTTTTCTCTATTCCTAATGTTGCATTTACATATATTCTAATCTGATCTGACATGTAGTGTCTTACATGTCCTCCATCACAGAGCACAACACACCACACATCATTTTCAAATGCTCCAGAGTCACTGACATAAAGAGCATACCCATCCTTGTTATTTTCTACAACAACAGGGATGGGATTTTTAAACTCGTGTATCAATTTAGTAACTCAAAAGCCTTCTCTACAGCAGCTCTCTCACAAGCAACTCTTCCTTCAAAGAATTGACCTGTTGTTTTACCATTAATTTTGTAATAGAATAAATCAGGATTGATGTTCTCATCTCTAAGAATCTCAACCACTATTTTATTCTCATCCAAAACGTCAAAGAAGTTTCTGGGACTCTGCTCAAACATAATTGCTAGAGTGATGTCTGACACACCTCTTGATAACATTTGCTTCTTGAAATCCTCTGGAGCATTGTCTTGCTCAAAGCTTTCAATCATCTTCTTTAAGAACCAATCCCTAACAGTTTCTGTAGCTAGGGGGTAATCATTTAGTATTTCAATTGCTAACTTGTTCGACATATTGTTTTATGTTGTTAATATTTAATGTTTCTCTTTCTTCGTGGAATCCTTCCCAAACTTCTTGATCGCTAGAGAATGTTATACCTAGTTTATCTTCCCAAAAGTTGATTAGATCTTGTGTTCTGTTGAAGATTCTATATTGCAGAGATATCTCATCTCTGTGTTTACCATTCTTCATGATCTTCACAATCTTTGGAAAAACATTCTGGAAGTCTTTACTAGTTTTGGAATACAATCCCTGTCTAACAAGTTCATAATCCTTCTTAAACTTTGGATCTAGTTTGTAAACCATTACCACATAACCACCTTCGTAATCATAATCTTCTACGATGTTGTCAGTTCTTTCATATTCGCTGTCTATGAAATCTCTGAACAAATCCATATCAGTAGGTTTGAAAAGCAAATACACACAATCTTGATATATGCAATCATGCTCTACATCTCGTATGAATGCATTAATAAAACCCACCTTGTCAAGTTTTTCAATACCTATACCAAGTGGCTTTACCATAAACAATGTTGTGATGCTTCTCGTCAATTTCATTTTACCCTCTAATGTTTACGATTCCTTTATTTTCATAATTTGTTCTGGAGATGTTCCAGACACCGTTGTAAAGAGCCCACTTCAGATCTTCAATAGTTTCTTTTACACCAGGATAGTTTCTTCCTTTTTCAGTGAAGCCATTGTAGCAATCTTCCAAATCTTCTTCTGTAAGAGTGTAGATTAGCGGATTATAATAGTTTGTACTGTCACAGACAATGAACGCTGGAATGAGTGCTTTGTATCCTTCCCACTTAGTTTCAACTAGATGAAGCGTTGCTTTGTAGTAAAGATATGCTTGAATATACGCACGTCTGTACAAATAATATTCACTATAGAAATTTTCTACGCTCCATGTGCATTTTAAATCATACACCTGCACAGTTTGATTGTCGTGATCAACAACCAGTTTGTCAAACATACTCTTAAATACATGCCCGTCCACTGTGTATGAATCCACTTGATACTGATTCAGAATAGTATATCTAACGTCACTGGTTAGATTAATGACATCTTTTGTAACAATGTTATTTCTTAATTCTGTCACAATTCTTTCAGCATTTGTGACATCATTGCTGTTAATCACTGTCAAATTTTGTGACCTCACCTTTCTGATCTCGTTGTAATACACTTCAGCGTCAGTGCCTACAAACTTACTAATCACCTGCTCAATCTTAATCTTGAATCCTGATTCTAGATAAGCATCTTTTGTTAGTTCATCAAATGTTCTTGTAACAACACCAAAGTTATCTGTTGCTTCCTTAGTGAACTTGTAGAGAGCCTCCACAAAGTCTAGCATTAGCCCTGTTGGTGTGCTTGCACAAGAAGACATGTAGAACCTTTGATCGAACAACTCAGGCTCTAGAAGAAGTGTTTCAACAAGCCTGCCAATTGTGGCAGCTTGGCTGTCTTTATCTTCTACAGTTTCTCCAAGAACATACTTCTTGTGATACTTCTTTCTGTCCATTGAGAACTCTTTCAATGAACTAGAGCTGTCAGTTTGAATAGCCCTGTAGTTAGCTTCTGTTTTACTTTGTCCTTGTATCATGTAGTTTTTGTTTAAATGCGTTAATAATTAATGGATACATTGCCCTCACTTCTCTGGGGACTCTTTGAAAAAACCATCTCACTTCTATCTCATACTCATGTCCATTCAGATCAACTCCTTGTGGATGTATAAGCCAGAATCTATGTATTTCTTCATCATGTTCCACATGTCCCTCATGCCACACCTCTGTGAACGATGGCTGTTTGTTTATTGATATCATGATATAAAATAATCATTTTAGTTAGAAATTGCAAATAAAAAAACCTTCCCTCAATGAGGGAAGGCTTTAACTAGAAATTAACCAATCTATATACTATTTACTCAATTCTTTTCTTGTTTTCTCATCGTGGCAGTCTTTACAAAGAACTTGTAAATTGTCCACTTCACAAAACAATCTTTCAACAAATCCTGGAAGATCTTGCGCTCTTTGAAGATTTCCAGCAGGAACAATGTGATCAACATTTATAGATGTTGCAGGAAACCATCCTTTACAGCAGTTACATTGATATTCATACTTCTGTCTTTTGTTTGGTCCATGATAGCTACGCTTAGCATTCTCTTTGCAGAGTGTGATAGGCTTCCACCACCTAGACTTTTGTCTTAAAGCACTTCGTATGAATGACCAGAATGCACTCTCTGTCATTGTTCCAGCATTTCTTGGTTTAATCTTTAAACTAGTTTTTCTTTTTACTACTTTCTTTTTCATCTTTTTAATCCTTTTCCAACAAACCCACATGAGTTTGTTGGCTAATATAATAGTATTTTTCAACTATTACGCTAGGACGAGATTATAGAACCTGTTTAACTCTATCACCAAGTTCATCTTTCATCTTCTTTAGGGAGTTTACAATATTGCCTATCTCAGAAGAAGAAATGGCAGGGAGATTAAATTCATATTTCTTAACTTCTTGAGCAAATGCTTTCTCAGCTCTTTCAGATAGAGATTCTAATTCATTCTCTACATAGAATTCATCCAGATCAATTGTGCTAAAGTCTAAGTCGTGAAGAATCTGTGTTGCTTCATCTCTAGATACAGTGGAGATTGGAAGATACTCATAGCATCTACCCTTTGCTGTACCAATACCAACAACCTTCATGGGGTTGATGAGCATCAATACAGACTGATCACCACATCCTACATAATGAATTTGATCAGCAGTGAAGTGAAGACCAGCAGCAGCACAATCTTGTGTAGACCAGTTACAATCTTCCATAGGCATCTTCACAACTTGACCAATACGAATGTCAAATGTTTTAGTCCAGTCATCTGTAAATCTGTTCTCTGCTCTGTTAGGAAGATCTAAATAAAGATCTGTAAGAACACCTAGGTCTGTACCCTCATAGTTTCTATCAGTGTAAGTAACTTCTCCTTCTCCATCACAATCATAGCAAGTTACATACTCATCATATTCCTCGTCATACCAATCTCCTGTACCATCACAAGTGTCACACTTATCAGTGTATTCTTTTGTCATTTCAGTGTAATGAATGAACTTGTATTCTCCATCAGGAGAAAGAATAACATGATAGTGATTAGGACTTTTCTTCCACACAGCCTTAATCTTTGTGTACACCTCACTAACAAACTTAACAAGTTCATTTGAACCATGTAATGTAACAACGTTTCTTAGAGCCACGAAGAATCCCTGCTTAGTTATTCTGAAGCTGTTGTCTATAAGGAATCTGTACAACTCATCAGCAACCTCAGCACGAGGATTCAAACAGCACCACATAAAGAATCTCTTTAGTGACAGATATTCTTCGTCTTTGTAAACATCTTCGTGTGGATCACTATCCTGAGTTTGATACAAAGAAATCACCTCAATAAACTTCTCTACAAGAAGCTGTGGCATTGTTCTGTTAATACCCTTCAGTTTTACAGATCCATCTACAACATCAAAGTCTTGCATTCTGGATAGCATTTCTAGTTTTGAAGAAATGTCTGCAAGAACCTTTTGTTGTTTCACTTCTCTAACCATCTCATCAGTGGAAAGCTTCTTGTTGAACAGTGTGATGATTTCAACTTCGTCCTTAGCATTCTTTACATTGTTAAAGTCATCGATTGTACATGATGGCTTAGACAGCACTTCTCCATCCTTCAAAACAACTGTAAGCACATCATTAACGAGCTTAAGTTTCTCGTATGGCTTGAAAGAAGTTTCTAGTTCTCTTCTTAGTAAACTATTTCTCAATGCTTGCTCTTCTATCTTTAGATTATCAAGCATTCTTTTTGTGTTGGATTTGAACCAATCTAGTGTGAAAATTGACATAGTTTTGTTTTGGTTTTAAATGAAAAAGGGAGGACTAAGCCTCCCTTAAGTTATTGATTTTTAATTAATTAACAAAATTGTTCTTCTAATTTATCTTCTTCAAGACGAGTGTAATGATCAAGATTCACTTTGAATTTGTGATACTTCATCAAGTCTACAATAGCTCTTTCAACGCCTGGAGACATACTACTGTTATAAGAATAGAAATTTAGTGACCCAAGAATAGAATTTAGAAAATACAACTTTTCGAGCGATTCTTTCATTCGTATATACTCATGGTATATACTGTAATCGAAAAGATTATTCTCTTGTGCTAATTCAAGCATAGCTGTATAAATCTCATTAGATCCATCTCTATAGTTCTTGTTTCTGTAGTCTTCAAGCAATGATAGCTTATTCATTAGCTCACTTGATATATTTTTCAGATAAGTATATTTTCTGAAAACATACGCTTGATCAGTCATTAGCTTATTAATTAGATAAGCAGTGACAAGCTTCTTGAATGGTTTGTTTGTACCCTCCATAAATTTTGAATAAGACATTACATTGTTCAACTCTAGTGCTTCAAGTACTTTTATCTCTTTGGTTGATAGCGAAATTATAGTGATGTTCATTTTACCACAAGTGATGCTATACAACTTATCAAGATCTAGACTATTGTCATGATGACCATAAACTATTAGAGTTTTCTTCTTTGGCATATCCTTCAAAGACCACGTGTCAGGAACAAACTTACAGTTCTTACCATCAACAAACCTTTCTAGCTGTCTTGCTTCTTTGACGATGATGTCACCAGCTAGCTTCTCACGTCTACTCACTCCTATTCTACCATTAATTTGCTTTCTAGACTGGATAAATCTGTCTGGAACAACCACATCATCAAGATTCTTGAATCCAGAAATCATAGAATTCACAATACCCTGAAACTCTATAATTGCTTCTCTCCAATACTTTTTTTGAATACTTTGGAGATTTAGAATTTTGTAGTAGTTATCATTCTTATAATGATTAACAGAATAAATAGAATTGTTTTTTCCAAACAAAGAGAATGATCCTGTCTTCTTTACAAAGTAGTAGTTGTTGAATGTACCATTCTGTAAATGAATTCTTAGATACGCTTTCTTCAACTCTGAGATTCTAGAAGAATACATGTATGTGTTACCACCCATAACATTATTCCTATTAACACTTGCTTCGTAACCCCCACTCTTAACTTCTTTAAACTTTCCTCTGTTAAGGATGTATGTTACAGTGTATTCATCTAGAATATATTCATTCTTATCAACAAGCTTCTTTAGATCAAGATGCTTTACGCCTTCCATCTTAGGCTCATTCATCACCACATCACTGAAGATAGATAGATAACCAACGTTCAAAGACTTGCCAGGAACAATCTCCACATTTCTTTTCTTACTGGTGTAATATTCTACGACCTGATTGAATGTAGAGCAGTTTTGCATCTCACGATTGTATTTCTCAATAAAGAAGTCAGACATTTGTCCCAATCTTTTGAGAATAATGTCCTTAGCTTCTTGTGTATATCTGATGGCTTCTCTGTTTGGTGTTGGGAAGATTCCATCAGTCAAACTAAATCTCAATGCTACAGGAAACTCTAAATTAGAAATACCAAGCTTGTTAAAGTCTAATGGATAATACACATTGTCCAAACAAATGTGGAGGTAATCATCCTTTGACATTTCAGAATACTGAAAGTGCTCACTACGATAGATTGTGAATTTGTTATCTATACTGTGCCCACCTGCTGTAACATCAAAATACACACTATCAAAGTAAGCCAGTTGCTCCTGAATCTTACTATAGAAGCTATTCCTATCACTCCATTTAACTGGAATAATCACCTTGACACCATTTCCTTCAGCTGTAGGTCTTTCATACAGACGATCAATAGTGTTTGTGTCCTCACCTTCGTACATCATATACTTACGTTCTATGTTATCTTTACGACAGATAAAATAGAAACTAGATGAGTAAGCAAGAGGAGCTTTAAAGCCAAGCCCCATCATACCTAGTTCTGTATCAGAGTTACGTTTGGTAGACTTACCATACTTACTAATAATGTTCCTCACATCATCATCATTTAGACCAACACCAAAGTCTTCTACAGAGAAGTAGTAGTTGTTATTGTCATCTAGTTTAAAACTTACAACAATTGGATCTTCCACACCAGCTCTTCTGTGACTATCTAGTGCATTACTTGCACACTCTCTGATAGTTGAGCCTATTGAATCTGAATAGAGATTCTTACTTAACATCTGCATCAAAATCTGAGCAGAATCCAAGTCTAAAGACATTCCAATTGATTCGTTTTCCTCGCCATCAGCAAGGATCATTGCTTCTTTTTGTTTTTCTAGTATCATTTTGCTTTAAATTTTATCAATAAATCAGTTTAAGTACAGGATTACAAAATCTTATATACTTAGTTTCATTGAACTCATCAACACTGAATTTTTGAACTCTACGTATCATTTTGTACCCAGGTATTGATTCACTTTGTACATTAACTAGACATCTAGCTGATTTGTAATAATGATATTGACCGTATGTGTAGGTTTTAGTAACCTTAGCGGGCTTCTTTACAATTTTTGCTGTTCTCATTTCAGTTAATGATGGATAGATCACCACATCTCCTGGCTCTAAATCTTCTGGATTAATTAGTTCTGTTATCATAATGTGTTTTGTTTAAAATGGTAGATCTTCATCTAACCAATAGATTTGTGTTTTCTTTTCATCTAATAGCACTCTATTTACTTTTGTGAATACACCTTCTGAATCCCAATCAGTGTTCTTGTAAGAAGCACTAGCTGGGTGACTCAATTCGAAGGACCATGTTAACGGAGGCATGTAACGTTTAAACTTACTAGCTTCTTTACCTAGAAATACAACAGGCACTCTGCTTGGAGCAATAGCATTCTCAAATACGTACTTGATAAACGGTTCCCATATTTTCAAATGAGAACCAGCTTTATTGATTTCTGTAGTGAGAGCTGCGTTAAGCATCAGTACACCCTGTTCAGCTAGATATTCTACATTAGGAGTCTTTTTGTATTTCAGATTCAATCCTTTGTAGCAATCTTTTTCTACAGCATTGTAAAACTGTTCTAGTGAAGGCTGAAGTTTATCTGTAACAGAACATCCCATTAACAAACCATCTGCCACTGGCAGGCCATTTAACTGCGTGTGATAAGGACACATACCTAGCACCACCACCTTCATTTCATTCAAAGGTGTTACTTTAAAACATTTATAAGTAACAGAAGAAAGAGGGGCAATTTTCTTACCCCTCCTAGATTCTGTTTTCAAATGTTCATAGATTGCATCACATTCTTCACTCTCAATAAATGGACGCATTACATCATGCCAACTCTCATGAAAGTGATCTTTGAATTTATCCCACAACATCTGCTTCTGCGATTTGATCAAAGATTGTCAACTGTCTCCTAACTGGAGACTCTTCGAATGAAATGTTAATTGATTTACTTTTTATCTCACCAGATGCATTTACAAAGAACTCGTGAGCATCAACGTGATTACCCATCCATAGTGTTGGATGCACATCTTTCATAGCATACGTAGTGTATTGATACAACTCCCATAAGCTTTCTGGAGCACCATAATCAAACGTTGGTTTCTTCAACTCACGCTTGATGATGTTTACTTGTGTAGATTCAATAAATTCTTTTTCAAGAATCATTCTTCCTACAAGCTCAGCTGTTACACGAGCATCAATCTGAACATGCTTCATAAGCTCACGCTCATTCTGCATCTTTCTAAATCCATCACCAGCAGCTTTAATGTATTCTACAATAGCACTTGGTGTAAACTCTTGTACATCCCCTTGATGCTTTCTTTTGAATGCACCATAGTCACCACTAACCATTCCGTTTTGACAAACAATGATTTGTGTACCAATAGCAAACTTTAAACTAAGACTTTTGTCATAGCTGTTCTGCCATCCAATCTGTAGCTGCATCTCTCTATCAGCTACGTTACTGATTGTGAATCTACCGTTAGCGACATTACCATCTCTTGCAGCAGAATACTTTTCTGATTCAAGCTTAAATCCTGCTTGATGAATGCTCTCCAGGGTGAGGTCAATTAGTTGACCATGTGAAACAGGCTTATATGTTCTTGTTTCTTTAGGAAGTTCCGTACCTGTGAGAAAATATTTAGTTGTTGAATAAGTTGACATAATTAATTACAGTTTTCTTTGATTAGTTCTTCTACATCTGCCATGCATAGGCTTATTTCATGATACATTGATCCTCCTTCTTCAATCTCATTGATTGCTAGGTCTAGCAGATCTTGTATCTCTTCTTTTAATGATGGGCAATTTTTGGCACGCTCTGCGCACCATGCCACTAACTCTTTTACTTCTCCGCTCATGGTATTATAAATTTTTGTTTTAAATAATGTTCAATAATTTGCATTCCATACTTCTTTGCCAGATCTGCCCAATCTTTGATTCCTTCTTGTAGATAGTACCTTGGTACATTACAATAGTCAAAGTTGAACATCTCTGTTACCATTTTAGAATTCTTTACACCAGGAACATCACTGTCAAAAGAAAGGATTTGGCTGCTTGAGTTGTGTTTCAAGAAGTCAATATTTTCTTCAGAGAAGCAAGCCACTCCTTCGTTTTGAACAGCGCATGAATGAGGATAGATCTTCTTCATCACCATATAGTCTTTCTTACTTTTGTTTATGAAAGCCATCTTGGTTTTGTCAAGATTATCCTTACCATCCATAGCAGTGATTGGTGTATTGTTGGGAAACCATTTAGAATCTTTGCTGAAAGGTCTATAAATCTTCCAATGACCATCATAGAAGTAACCAAACCTAAGTTCAGTTTCTTTAAGATGGATGATGCTTCTATTCAAATAAAGTTTCTTGATAGAATAGATGTTATTATCCTTTAGATCTTGTATGTCTTGATGATATTGATTCCAGTATTCTAGCTCTTCGTTAGTGAATTTTCTAGTGATCACTTGAATGTGTGAATACTTCTTTTCTAACTTCTCAGGCTGTTTATACTTAGAAACAATCTCTGTATGACTAGGTAGATCATCTCTTTTCTTTATTCTGATTCCTAGATTAAAATCTTTATCTATCATTTCTAAACATTCAATATGACTAACATTAAACAACTGCATTATGAAATTAAAGCAATTGCCTCTGTAGTGTGGATCTGAAAAGTCAAGATAGAATAATCTACCATCTTTAGAATAGATTGTGAAAGAGGGCCTAGATTCATTTCTGAATGGAGAATAAGTTGTTCTATTAACTTCCCACTTCTTATTAGGCATGTACCATCTGAATATATCATACTCAGATATTTTAGAAAGTACAGTTTCAAAATTTAGTTGTTCGAATACTTTTTTCTCCCCAGTAATCATTGATAATTCACATATTGTTTCACCTCGTTTATTCTAGATCCCATAGCACCATTGATCTTACTCTTCAGTTCAAATCGTCTGTCATTAAGGAAATAGACACTTCTGGCTTTTGCAATAAATTCTTCATCAAATTGTTTGTTAGCTTCCATTTTTCTCAGGACATCTTCTACATCCCATAGATTTTTGTTCACCATTAGGAGAAGATCGTACAGCTCTTCTACTTCTTTGTTTTCTAAAAAAGGTGTGGCTACATCCATTAACTCTTGTAGCTCATCCTTTACCATTGCTAGCTTCTCTGTGTCACTAATCATGACACGTTTAATATTGAGGATGCTCACTTTATCAAGTAGTTCCCCAATGCTTCCAGGTATCCAAATTACTTTTGCCATAGTGTGTAAATAAAAAAGGCTCCCATTGCTGAGAGCCTTGAATTTAAAAGATTATTTATCAATAATCAGCATCATCGTCAGCAATTACTTTATCTGATGCTGCAATGTTCATTTCTGGATCATAATCGTGCAAGTCTTTAAATGTATAGTAGTCTTTACATCCATACTCACCAGCAATCTTAACAACAAATCTTTCGTGTGGACGAAGATCTTTTGACTTCTTAGTAAGTAGTGCACTGACACGAGATGAATCATTATAATCATTCTCTTTTAGTCTGAACTGCTTCAAAGAATATGCTGGAAGAAATGCTTTGTTGTACACGCTTTGATACTCTTTCAACTCACCATCTTTCTCTCTGGTAGTGATTGTAGCCATTGCTACAAAGTTTCCACAATACTCACCATTGATCTGAGAAGTAATCTCTCTTACATTTCCCCTAATTAGTTTCTTCCAATCTAAAGAAAGCGTAGTATCATTTCTGCTATAGTCTAGTTCACACAACCAGTTGCGTAGAAACTCATAGAATTCCTCTTCACCAACATAAGCCACTCTGAAATCTTTTGGATTATCAGGAGTTCCTTTGAACCACTGAGCTAGACCATCTTCATCAGCTGCCCAAGCACAAAGTCCTAGTTGATTAATATATTGCTTTTTGGTCCCATCTTTGTTCTCACGCTCTTTATCTTCTAGAAAGTAGTTGATGTTGAAATTTTGACCAGACTTAACGTCTTTCAACCAGACGCTAATTCTAATGGTAGTGTTACCATCTCTACTCTCACCAAGATATTCAGTTGCTTTGCTATCTTCTTTCAATTCGATTCCAAGAATGTCTTTGTACTGCTCAATCGTTGGATTGATTGCGATGACACTAGCTTCGAATAAGCCAACTTTCTTTGGAAACTCGCTTCCACCTTCTTTTCTTTCTCTTTTTGATCCGCCAATTCCTGACATAGCTTTAATTGTTTAATTGTTTTATTTATAATACTCATTTACACTATCCACAACAACTTGAAGGTTGTTTGGAATTTTCAATTCAGAAAACATACCATCTGGTGATTTAGCTGGCATCTTTCTAAACCTGTTAGTTATAAAGTTGTACGTAGCTGTACCATCCTTCTGCTCTTCTACAAGAGTGTAAAGACACACAGTCATCAAACCTTCTAACAACACTTGGTTGTCAATCAACTTACCTGCTGTTTTAATCTTGTAACCAATGATTTCACCAGAATCCTCAATCACTTCTGGGTGAGTGAAATAGAACACAACAATGTCATCTCTGAGCATTCTTGCTGTTCTAAACAAATCCACCATGTCCTTAGCCATAATAGAGAACTTTTGATAGCCTGTTTCTGTAGCTTTAGAAACCATAGTGAAACCCATGATGTAGTTTGAATCTTCAATCACGATGTTCTTGATGTGTGGTGCTTTTTCAGAAATGGTTTTTAGAAGCCTAGAAATTTCGTTGGCATCATCCACTTCTTTGTAATTCTTTTTTTCTGCGCTGTACATCTTCTCAGAACCTTTGAAGGGAAGTTCCTTCTTGGCTACGTTGATGATGTAAGTCTCATCTGGATTTAGGTGTTTGATTGATGTTGATTTTCCTGTGGATGTTTCTCCAACAATCCCAATCAGTTTACTTGCCATTTGCTTTTAGTTTTAGTTTTTAATTTTCTTGATTAGTAAATTTAACTTTTTTAGTTATAAATTCCTAGAGTCAATGAACTTAATTTTACTTCTGTCAAAGAATTCCAAAGACTTCTGCAACCACTTCAACTCCACCTGTTCATTGCTTGATATGATGTATATCTGAGCTTTTTTATCAGGGTTGTTATATTCCATAGCTGTACATCTCTGTATCTTCTGAGCAAGGTTTTCACTGTTGCTATCAAAGTAATTAATCACTACACGATTCAAGGGTTTATATGTCACACCTGTGTTACCAATCTTTACAACAGCCATGTGATTACCTTTTCCCTCAGCGAAATCGTTGAACATTTTCTTTTCGCTGGACTTGCTATGATAGGAAGGAATTCCTAAATCATCAGCCACCTTTGTTACACCACAGAATATGAGCATTCTCTCATCCTGGTGCTTGCTAATTAACTTCTTGGTAAGATTTTTCTTTGCTAAAGAAGATTGTATGAGTCTCATCCTTGCTAGTCTAAGAAACATAGTATCTCTGTATTCTGACTGCATCTTGTTAATCACCCATCCATAACTATCGTACTGCTGCTTCTCTGTTTTGGATTTGGTTCCAAACATTTGCTTAGTGATGTTATCTAATGGTGTAGTAACAACAGTGATTTGATAGTCTACAATAATACCCTCTTCTATTGCTCTTTCAAGAGGATATTCAGCAACAATGTTCAGTGCTAAATAGTCTGACAATGCATTCTTTGTATCTCTAGAAAGAGTTCCTGTTAACCCTAATACTTTCTTATTGTCTGTAAGAAGTTCTTGGCACACATCAATCTGAGCCTCGCTCAGTAGATGTATCTCATCAATGATTATTAGATCAAACAATTTGTTCGCATACTTCTTCAATGAAAGATGTGTAGTGAACGTGATGTTTGGATTTTCATAATTCAACACTTCAAAGTCATCCAACCAAGATTGTTTAATCTTGTTGTCTGGATAAGCAATAAGCACAGTGGCATTATCAGGAAACTCTTTCAAGATATTGATACTGGTTCTAATCTTACCAAATCGTGGACACAAATAAAGAATACCATATTCTCCTTTGTCCTTCCAAGCTTTTGCAAATTCAGCTTGTCTTTGGTCTCTTAGAGTCATTAAACTTCAACAAGTTCTGTTCTGTAAATCTTGTATCCGTTTGACTTTAGAAGAGAGATGGCTTCTTCAATTCGTGAAGGTTGTGGAGTTGTTTTATTTTCCACTTGATTCACAGTAATTGAAACTTCAGCAGGCTTTACAGTTTCTTCTGTAAATCTTTTTCTCCATGTCTTTGGAGTGATTCTTTTACATCTTTCTGCAAGAAAATCAATGTGATGTCCTTGCTCAATCACATTCTTTGGTAAGCTTGACTTTCTTAATACATTTAAGTAAGTGTGAGATGTAAATACCTCTGGTAATTTTTCTAGTGTACTCTCGTAAACATTCATAATTTTTTGGTTTGTTTTAATTGTTATTGTATTTGTAATATAATGCACATTCAATAATAGCTTCCACTATCTGTTCTTTATTCATTTTTGCAACTTCTTCAGGGTCATATTCATCACTCTGTAGTTCTTTCAGAATTTTTACTAACTGTTCTCTTTTCATTATTATTCAGTTTTGTTTGCTTTTTACATTTCAAACACAAAATCACACCATTATTCAGAGTGTGACTCGTGATGTTTTTACATTTATCGCAATGTTGAGCTATGCTGATCATTTAAGAAGAAGCTTTTGTTTACAACATTTTCATAATCTACATCTGTCATATCCTTCCTCTTGGGAAGTTCCTTGAACATACCTATCTGGCCCAAGAAGCCAAGACCAATTCTCACATCATCTTCACCATAGCTGTTCTTGATGAGTCTTAGTGATCTAAAATACTTACCACCATATTCATCAATCAGCTTGTCAAGATTGTAACCACTAGGATCAGACACTTTATATCTCATAGGATCAAATAGTGCTAGCACAACGTCAGCATCTTCTTGAGGAACTGATGACTCTTTGAAGTCTTCTAGCTGCGGTTCTACATCACCATTCTTGATTCTAATAGGATTAGATATGTCACGATTGAACTGCTGCACAGCCACAATGGTATAACCATAGAAGTCTCTTGCATATCTGAGTTCATCACTCATCTTGTCAATAGTTTGTTTCTTTGTGGTGAGCTCTTTAGTAGTCTTGAGCAATCCTAAATGATCTACAACAACAATAGTCACTTCGTTCTCATCATTAGGAATGTAAATCTTGTTGTATTCATCAAGCTGTTCAATAGTCCCATGTTTCAATGCATGACTTCTCAAGTCTTTAGCAATACCAACAGGATTCTCTGGACCATCAATGATTGTGATGACATCATCCATCTGTTCCATGTAGTCTTTATACAATAGAAATATGTCATGTTCATCTTTTGTCATCTTTTCAGTCCAGCCCAACAACTTACTCACAGGAATGATATAGCCATGATCTAAGAAGATCTTTCTACACACCCACTTGGCAAGTTTGTATGTTCTACTACGCTCCATTGAACGATATATGATACGAAGTTTGAATTTTGGGTCTTTCTGACTGATATACCAGTCATAAGGATTCAAAACAAACGCATCATCAACAAAGCTAGTCTTACCTGAGCCTGTCAAACCACCTGTTACAAAGTACATTCTCTTACGAATGCCTATGTATCTATTAAGACGATGAAATCCCATAGGAATACCATTGTTCCTACCATTTAGACCATTGTCTACTTCTTTCTTAAGTGCGTCAAAACTCATATATCCACTGATCTTTTTGTTTGTGCGTTAGGTATTTCCACTCCTGTTTTAATCATCTCTATAAACGGCTCAAAACTTCTCTGTACAAGATAGGTGAGACTATTCTGTAAGAAGCTAAGCTTATTATCACCACTTCGTAAAGAAGCTTCCTTCTTTAGATATACATCTAGATTAGTAGCATCAACGATGTCTTGTGCAACATACTCCCCTTCAGCAAGAATCTTATTGAATTTGATTCTACAATCTTCTCTAGCTCTCTTCAACGCTCTTGATCCAGGAAACTTCTTTCCTTTGTGCTCAAAGTTATCTGTAGATGGAAATGCATTCCACCAGCTTTCAAAGTCTGATGATTTTTGCTTCAGTTTTTTCATAGGCTGTTTAACTTCTGAATCAGCAAATGTTAACAACTCTCTTCCTAGCTGAGTAACTTCTTGTGTTACATCAGAGACAAGACCTTTCCTGATCAAAGACTGATAGAGGCCAGCTATTTTCATACTTCCATCTGTTAATGGTTGCATGTCAACATTGGCCTCTACAAGCTTCAATAAGAAAATGTGATCTAGACTATAGGATTGTTTGAGAAGTTGTTCAAAATGGGAGGGTGTCACATTGAACTTCATTGTTCTTCTCTGTGGTTACGATGATTTTTGCAGGTTTTATTTTCTCATACTCGTGGTTTGCTTGTTCCACTTCTTCTCTCAGCTGCAATCGTATGATAGCAGCTTCTCTAACGTGTTCGTGTTCGTAATCTTCGTTCGTGTTCATCGTTTTCTATCATGTTTAATTATAAATTCTACTAATGCAATTAATGATGCAGTGCTAAACAAAAAATAGATCAGAAGAAAACTGGCCATGACTCAAAGTGTTAGAAGTCCAAAGTTTTTATCAAAAAACTCGTATGTTTCGCGAGCCTTTGCACCGTTGAATCTAAAAACTTTTTTTAATATTCCAAGGGCATAACTTTTGAATATTTCCTTTTGCTTCTTAGTCAGTTTCCATTCTTTCTTCCATTCTGTTTCTGTAACAGTGTTAGCCATCGTCTTACCAATAATATTGAATTGATATTCCAGAAGATGTTCTGAAACATTTGCTCTACTTATTGGAGGATGTGGGACATGTGTGAACTTTAGAAGCCTCACTTGGTTCTTAAACTCATCAACATCCCAAACGTCAATCATTGCATTGTCCTTGAGCGGCATCAACTTAATCACATCTGGCTTAGAGTATATCACTACATGCACTACACCATACAGATCGAAGTATCTGCTTCCTCTTGTTATTGGAATTTTCATTGATCTTAAATGTACAGGAATAAAGTTAACAGGAGGTAGTGTTTCTATTTGTGTGTAAGATTTTTCTTCTTCCATAATTAAAATAAAGAAATTTGATTAGCTATTCTTTCTACTTTCCGCTTTTTACCTTTTGTAACAATCTTCAACACAAGACTTTCAGCCTTATCAATGTAATACTGATAATTGATATTCATTGATTTGACATCTGTGTTTGCAGGAAGATTATTCACCACCTTGCATAACCAATCACCAGCCTCTACTTGTGAACTGTTTGGTGCAGTTGACTGTGAATCTTGGTTCTTGATTTTCAATAGTTTCTCACCATCGCTACCACTTGTTACATAGTAACGAATGAGCTTATTGTAAATGGATGGCTCCATTCCTTTTCTATATCCCTCATAATGAAAATCACTGGTTGATTTCTGTCTTATACAAAAATCAAAAGGATTTCTATGAAGAATAATACTTTCAGAAATAGGAACACCACTAACAAAGTAAGACTCAAGAGCAAGAGGGACAATTCTGGCGGATTTGTTTTTATGAAGTTCAAAATCCGTGAGAAAATCCCCTTTCTTTTTAATTTCTCCATCTGTTTTGATTGCTATGTAGTCATTAACTGTTGAGAATATAATCTTTTTGTAATCAGCTCTCTCAAGCTCATATCCTGTAATCTTACACCACCAGTCATTAATCTTATTCATCTCAGCGAGTTTGCTTTTATGAATATGGATTGTAACACCGTCAGTATTTGCTGATATCACACGTATGTCTTTAGTTTCATACGCTTCAATAAGCATCATCAAGGACAATTCTCCTGTGATGGTTGTAAACATAGTTAGTTGTCTATCATATATCCAACTATTCATGTCACTAGATTTACCATACACAGAGTTTACAGCAAGCTTCAACGCACCAACAATACCTTTAATCTTCTTATCATTCTTTGCAAAGGGCTTTAGTTCAAGACGTTTCTCATACATCTTTTTATAGCCTGTAAGGAACTCTTTACCTAAATGATATGGATACTGCTTATTGTTGATGATAATGGCAGGATAGTAGCTAGAAACGTCCCAGTCAATGATTAGATGATCTTCATCCTCCTCAAAAACTTCTGGTTTGTTTTCTGTGTGCAATCCACCTTTCATGAACGAATACACGTTGTCATAGAAGTGTATATGTTCCTTGAAATCATCTGTGAGCTCCAGACGCATCTTCTTAATCTTCTTAAGAAACTCTGTGAGTTGGACAGTCTTGAACTGTACATACGGAGCTATGCACTGGCTAATGAAGATATATTTTCTAAAGTGACCTTTTCTAGGAAGTGTTTTGATATCAATCTTCTTCTCTTCAGAATAGTATTTCTTGATGATCTCATCACCAATTTTACTATCTGAATAGTTTATACATGGAATATCAAACTCTTTTTCTATATCAAGTCTTAGCTGTATCTGATCATTACCCTTGTACAACGGATGATCTGTTTCACCTATGGTCACCTTGTAAAACTCATAAGTGGCCATAACATCATTCTTACAATACTGACGTGTGAGCTTTCTATCTTCTAGAGTCATTCCCACTTTTGTGTGGTGAATTGGCATCTCTTCAATGTTCTCAAGATCCATTTCAAACTCTAGTCTCTTCAAACTAACACGCCTGTTCTTATTGTCAAAGTGATGTATCTTGAACAAATCAATCTGCTTGAGTGTAAGATCTTCTTCACGATATTCAGCAAACACATCATAATTAGCATCATGAATAACATCCTGCGCTTTCTGAGCAATCATACCTGCTACTTCTAGATTAGATTTTTCTCCCCAGTCATGACACTTTCTCAAGATCCATTCAACTACCTGGCTATCAAATCTTAGATTGTTGTAACCCACCCAATAGAAGTCTTTATACCTCTCTGAGAACTCCACAAACCTATCTAGATCGTATTTGCTTTTGCTCACCTCAAACTCATGATATGTGTTCTCGTGAGGAATATAAATCCCCACGAGAAACATTTCTTTTAGAGTTTCTATGTCATAGATTAAGACATTCATTAACTACCACATCTATGGTTGTATGTAACACCTGTAAACTCAATTCTCAAAACTTCTGAATTATATCTAGTAGGATTGAAGAATTCATCCACTGTAGAATCAATTGCAGACAGGCTAGATTTCAGCTTATCTGTCATTCTCTTCTTGAGTCTATTGATGGACTTACGTTCTAATTCTTCAAATGGAAGAAGCTCATCACCAAATCTAGCAATCATGTGTTTTACATACTCATAGGTTCCTACCTTGATGTAACCAACTACAAGAGGATCTGGAGAAGCGTCATCATACCAAATACAAATCTTATCAAAGAATTTCAGTCTTTCAGCCATAGCAATTTCTCTCAATACATCTCTTGGGATGGTAGACTTGTCATATTTCTTGTAATCAACCACTTCTGGACAAAGGATTGCAAATACACGCTCTGCTTTAGCGTTCATGTGGATGTATGGAGAAGGATTCTTATCACTCTCTTCTCCTGACTTTGGTGTAATCAGTTTCAACTGACCTTCCATACCAAGTTCTTCAGCAAGCTGTTTCCACTCTTCTGTTACTTCTACAGAACCAACCATCTCTTCTAGTTCAGGTTCTAAATAAATTTCTACTGCCATAATTTTAGTTTTTTGTGAAATACAATTTTAATTCTTCGATTCTTCTTTTTTTTAATCCTTTTAACACTCTTCCTCTTGATGTCGTAAAATGCATAAATTCTTTTTGAATTCTAGGATCATTAGGATTTGTGTTTATCATTCTTAAAAGTTTTGACTTTTTAAAATTTCCATATCCAACATTGTACAAAAGACTAATTAATGCAGATTTTTGATTCTGATTAAGTTTAGTTTCTACTAAGTTTTCTAACTGTCTTCTTGTTTGATTTACATGAAAATTATAAAGCTCATTCATTCTATTCCTACTGATTTCATCTCCCATTCTCACTCTTGTCCCATCCTCATAGCGAGTAGAACCCATTCCAATTGTTGGAATTCCTGATGGACATTTATAAGCAGTTAACTTTATTCCCTCAAACTTCTCAATTAATGACCTTGTTGTTTGATCACTTTCATAGATGTATTGAAAGGACATTGTCTCACTGTTAATATTCAATTGTACAGTGGGAATCAGAAATATTAGAAATGTTGACAAGTATAAATTCATAACTTTTTCCGTTAGTAAAATACATAATTTTAATTAGTCTTCCAAGTATTCATCCCAATCATGATCATCTTCATATATATCATCGTCAAATTGATACTTCATGATAACTTCTTGGTCTTCTGTGATGGTGTAGATTGTACCATCTTGATCATAAGCTTGTTCATCAATTAGTACATGCACCACACCATTATTATTCTGAATAATCCAGTTAGCATCATCAATATCAAACTCTCTGATTGAGTCATCATCCTGATGAATCCATCCTATTTCTGGAAAATATGCAACGATGTAATCAGGCTCATCAGGATTGTTCATCTCTAATGTAACCATTATCTCAACAGGAAAACCATTCTTGTTGACAAAGTTGTCATACTCTTCTTCAACTATGTCTTCTTCAAGCAACCATAGCTCAACAAACTCTTTGTCTGTTCCTGGATATAAACTATTCATAAAGATCATACCCTGCTCAAGTTTCTCAGGTTGGTAGAAGCTAACCTTTAAGTTAGCCTCTAACCACATGAGATGTCTCATATCAAATAATGACCCAGCCATTGTCTTTGTCTAGTTTATCTTGAATATCCATCCAATAATTATGACCTTCGTTTGATTTCTCCCAAACGAATGCAGAATAAAGAAATTCATTCTCGAATACATTCACAGTTGAAGGATCTATTGATACTTCTTGATTTGCCATATTAGCAAAGAATTTGTCTGCATTGTCCTTGTCCAGATATGAATTTGCCCAATGCTTGTAAGTGTTTAGTTGTTTTTCCATGATGGATCTGGTTTTCTTGCTTCAGTGAATATATGTTCAAATACTTCATTGAACCCGTAGGTTCCTCTAATTGTGCTTTTTACGCCTCTTGGTGCTAAGTCTCCTGTTCTTTGAATTTCTCGTGCTTTAAATAGTTTCTTCATCGTTTTCTTTTTTACGTGCTTTAAAATTTCTTTTTGCTGTTTCCATTGCCTCCACTTCTGTGTCAGCAAACCCTGTATCATACGTCCAACCATCGTTGAACCAATACAACCATTCTCCTACATGTGACTGAAACACTCCTATTGAATCAATGGGAATATCTCTGCCATAGAATAGGCTCTTCGCTTGTTTTCCTAAATAGACTTCCATAATGCTAAAATAAAAATGTCCAGCGATTAAAACTGGACATTTATTCTTTTCCTTCAACAATATCTTTGAGTTGATTCCAGATTCTCTCTGCGTTCTCTCCCCAATACATATCACACTTACCATCCTTAATTGGAGCTTCCATAAAGTATGATTGCATATATTCGCTAGGTTTTGCTGTAAATCTATAGCATTTTTCTTTCTGGGGACAATTTGTCCCTGGGCACATTGTTATGTCAGGCATTTTCTCCGTATGTTTCGTTATAATACTTTCCTAATTCAAATTTGTGCAAAAGAGTAGCAGATGCACCGTTTAAATTTGCCCTCTCAATTTGCATCTTCTCTCTTTCCTTGGCTTCTTTCAAAATGCTTTGCCATGCAAACTTATCTTTTGGTGTTTCCCATAATCTGTTGAACAACCAATCTACTGCTGTCTGTTTCATGTGTGCGTTTGTTTATTTTTATTCAAATCTTCATCAAACAAATCTTCTCCTTTGTAATCAGGATGATTCTCATGCATGTAATTTATGCCTCTCACCCAAAATACAGCAATGAATGTAGAAATGCTGGTGACAATTAATATGCTAATTAGTAGTTCCATGTGTTTTGTTTTTAGTGTGTAGTCAGGGTAGGATTTGAACCTACACGCACATCTAAGGTTATCTCAATGTGCCATTACTTTTACAAGCAGTTCCAATGTGTGTCTCCATTCCACCACCTGACTAGTTTGCCACTGGAAAGCACTGGCGACTTAATTAACATCAAACCCAATATTTACCCTACTAATGAACGCTTCTTAAGCTGATAATACACTTGTGTAGGCTTTTTCTTCATTGTCCATGCCATCTCTTTTATTGTAAGCTTATCACGCCACAATTCTATGAGAGTGTCTATTTCTTCTTCTGTGAATGCGCTCATAACTCTATTCGTAATAGCCCCATTGGATTAGTTTATCCTCAGGGGCTGTAACATGATAATTGTTTTTTACTTGTTTAACATGAAATTTGACATTGAACTTGTCAGCAATTGCTCTAAAGTTCTCTATCTCCTCTTCTGTGAGTTTTATTGTTTTGGTCTTTACGTGGCTCATACATGTATATTGTTAATAGAATCGTCAACGAAGCTATTACATGAGCTAGAAATCCCAAAGATGGGTGTAATTCCAATGTTCTACACGTTATTATCAACACTAGCGTAATCATGTAATACACAAATATGTAAAACGCTAAGATCATTGCAATAAAACTTGTCATATTTTTCATATGTTCTTTCAGTTGTGGTTTCATATCCTAAAGATTTTCATAAGTTTCTCAATCATATCTGACCTCATCACTCTAGTGTTCTTAATTTCCACCTCATCTGTAACTATTCTATAAACCACCTCAGAACGATGTCTAATATTGGTGTACCATCTGTTTGATATAACCAAAGGTTTAACCCCAGTGACATCACTAACACGTTTAAAAGCGTAAGTGAGGTTTGTGGGATAAAGCTTAACCATTGTAATGATTAAGTTGTCGAGTTGTTCTTTATTCTTCACTTTCATGGCTATTAAGAGTTGAATAGTAAGTCAAAATGATCAACCACTTCATTCATTGTATCCCATTTGTAAACAAAATGAGATCCCACTTCTTGATGTACACTTATTGCAAAAGGAATAAATGTACGTGTAAGAAAAGCCTGTCCTTTTAGAGAAGTGAATTCATCTTCTCCTGGATAGGAATAATAAAAACTGTTCTCGTGATCTGTAATCACAACGAACCTCTTTGTTGCTTCAGGTGTATTGATGTCCATCAACACGTCTGCAATTGTTTGGTGTGCTTTCATGTGCGTTTTTGCTTTAATTGTGTGTTTATTTGCTTTAATTTTACTTAATGCTATAATAATTGAGCAGTTTATTCTGATGCTCAGCAGGCGCACAATAATCAATGTTATTGTTCCCTGTTACTCATGAATTCATCATAAGCACTCAACATTTCTTCTTCATTGTTTACAGAAGTAACCTTCCACTTTGCTAGTGTAAATCCTTCAGGTAAAGCATCTCTTTTGATAACTGCTTCACCAAACTTACACTTGAAGTCATTGGTTTGTGGTTCACAATAGTGAAACTCGTTTGGTCCTAATAAAAGAAAGAAGGTGTCCTTTTCAGACACCATTCTATCCTTGATTATTTCATTAAAATGATGATCAATACTTTCTACTAAACTCATTTCTCTTTCTTTATGTAGATACGTTGAGGATAATCTGCTTGAAATACATACTTTGTAACAGGACAAAGCCATAACTCATGACCATCAATGATTGATTTGTAGTATGCACCACCATCAACTCTTGCGTGACCCACTGAGTCTAAGTACATATCATCATGACCTAGTTTTGTTCTATCCAACGTGTCTGTAGAACCTTCAAAGTTTACATCTGAGAATGACACAGTCACCTCACCAGTATTGTTTGATAGTCTATCTAAATATGTATCAGATCCTCCAACCATCATCAAGTTAGCCTTTGTTCCAAGTCCTAACATGAGAAACTCTGGAAGATCTATATACCATATACCTTCTTCTTTATAAAATCTATGCGTTTTCATTCTTAAAATATAATTTCTGGAAAATACTTAATGAACTCAATCCACCACACAGTGAGTGTGATGGCTAGAGCTGCTAACAAACTGTAGAACACAATGGCTCTACTGAGTGCTTTTTTGTCAATTTGTTTTTTCATTTCTCAATGAGGTTTTTTGTATAAACTACACGATATGTAATACTTCCAGCTTTCACACTTCCATCCTTCAATGTGTCTTGCCAGTAGGTTGTAGTATTCTCATTCATCCACCTTATTGGATAATACTCGCTTCTTCCATTTGTGACAATACATATACTGTCTGTACCAATTCTTAAAGCATCTTCAATGATACCTTGCCTATCTCTAATCTCTATTGGTGTTCCATCAATAGGATCTTTTGTGATGTACTCTGGAGTACATGCACTAATTAGTCCTAAGAATAGGACTGCAATAAATGATTTTTTCATGTGCGTTTTTATTTTTAATCTTCTAATTCACCAAATAACTCTCTCCATTCTGTTGGATGGATACCAGATATGATAAACTCACGTTCATCAATAGACAAATGAGGAAATGCTTCTTGAATCAATCCAAGTCTTCCATTAAAGAAATCATTCAACTGCTGTTGAGTGACATCTAATTCCATCTGATAAGTCTTACCAGATACAATACTCTGTCTTTCAATTATCATAATCT